AAGATAGTCAATGCTATCATAATATACATGAATTGTGGTGTTTCGTAAACCCCACCACTGCTTCTGTCTTGTACCAAGTATTTATCTACAACTTGCCGTAATCCAGCATATGTAAACAAAAAGTCACGATTGTGATCAATGTAACTATTTGCTTTTTCTATTTCTTCCTTTGAATACTTAGAATATATTTCAGCATCATAAACTTCTAAGTTTACACAATTAATAATATGATCCTCTAATGAAGGAAGTTCCCTCATCTTACCATACAAACTCTTCCTTAAAGCAAATAAAAGAAGTCTAGCAGCAACAAACTGATAATTAGGATTATCTAAATCAATAAGATCACTGGCAGACTTAATAAGTATCTCCTGAATTTCTTCTGTAGTAATACCATCATAAAACTGAATACCTGATTGTATTTCTACTTGACTTGCAGAAACACCTGCAATACCTTTGGTTGCTTCCTCAACCATCTTATGCATCTTCTCTAGGTTAAGGGATTCAGTCCCTCTACCATTTCTCTTTTTGACTTTAATGCCGTTGGTCATATTCGTTTCCAAGTATTAAATTGAAGGTTTGCTTCTAGTCCTTTATATATGTTTGATTCTACTATACTCTGAACATCATGTCCAGCAAGAACCATATCATTTATATCCTTTTCATGGATATTTGAGGGGAAAATAACAACTGACTCTCCTCTGGCAATGGTGTTGGAGATTCTGGTCGTAATTTCTTTAGACCTTGGTTCGTTATCAAAACACCACACAGGAGTGCTAACCCCCCACTTACCAACATCACCGTCTGCACCACACATAGCAATCGAATTGCGTATGAATGTGCTATCAAACGGTCCTTCTGTAACGAAGACTGGAGCATCTCTTCTGATGTTATCCAGTCCGTAGATCTTTGGTGCTTCATCATTAATCATTACTGTGATATATTTAACCTTACTAGGACCAAGGGATCTACCCTGAAACCCTACTAAAGTTTTCTGATAAAACAAAGGAATAATAATCCTTGGTTCATCATAATTTACATCGTCAAAAGTCTGCTTATGAGAATTTGACCATGCCTTAAACTTATCCGTATAATAAAATTTATTAGGATCAAGTTTTCTATTTTCTAAATATTTTTTTGCTGCGACATTTGTAGATGCCTTAGGTAAATCTATTTTAGATTTAAATACAGGTGCTTCAAATTTTAATTCTGCTGGTTTAGGAATGGCAGAACCACCCTTTACTCCAGCAAATCCATCTTTAAATTTCTCCATAACATATTGCTTATGAAGAACTGTATCAATCTCCTTTAGAAAGTTACTAAAAGACATTGAAGCACCACAATTATGGCACCTAAAATTTACATTTGCCTTTATTCCATAAAGATATCCCCGTGCCTTATTCCTGTGCTTCTTAGAATCACCACAAATAGGACAACGGAAATTATAAAGATTTGGTTTTACTCTTTTAAACTTTGATAAACGAGATGAAACTAATCCAATATATTTGGAGTCAACCAAATCCATTATAAAGAATATATTATTTTTGTATTATAGTAGCAGTAGGAGATGGTGTCAAGACTGTACCAACAACTCTTTGACCTACTGGAGACACAACAAAACTTATGATGCTAAGAGCACCAAAGATAGTCCACATCTTCTTCTCAATAATTCTAAGTCTATCATCTACCTTGCGAATATCTCTCTCACATCCTGCTTTAATCTCCGCACTCTGACGGTTGACCTCTCTATGAACCGATTCAATTTTCTCAAATAATACTGCATCTATTCTATCCTGCTTGTCTAATTTTTCATCATGTACAGCAAGCATCTGTCCCATCTTAACTGAATTATCCTGAAGAGTTTCTATTACTCTCTCCAGTCTATCCAGCATAGCTTCATTTGCTCTCATCTTTCTTCATCCAACGCTTCCTTGATCCTGGTCCCAATGAAAGATACTTAGGTTTTTTTCTCCTTTGCATCTTACCCATAACAGGATCAAGTCCTGCAGTAGGACCATCAGCATTTGCTTTGCTACTAAACCCTGGTTTACCTGCGGTACTACCAGTAGTCATCATAGACTCTCTAATTAGATTTAGAATTTTTTCCAGATTCCTCTTCTTCATTGTAAATCCTATAGAGTTCTCCCAGACAATAAAGGTCTGGTTGTATATCATGTATAGCAGACTTAGGATAGTCAGATAACTTGCCTAAGAACATTACAAAAGTTTTCATGGAAGGCCAAAGGTCTTCCTCTATTTTGTAAAACAACATAGGGGTTGTTGCTTCACCAAAGATATTATAAAGAATAATGAAATGATTTAAAAGAAGATGGGTCTTTAATTGACCCGTATTCTTATATCGCTTCAGTAGTCTTTTGATGTATTTAAAATGATTAAGATCTTTATCAAAATCCTCTTTAGTCACCGCTTGAGGATTCTCATAATTCTTAATAGCAAAAAGGAGGAAGTTATCCTCCGTCAATTCAGAAAATAGCATATTCTAATTTAAACAGGTGGATAACCTTTACCAGATGTAGATCCAGCTCCAGCAGGTCCAGTTGTAATACCAGACATTGCAACTAATATTTCAGACTTAACTCTTGTGTTACCTTGGCAATCCTTATAAGTTGTAACACCAACCCATCCAGCACTATTCTGGAACTCACCACCAGCAGTTGCTTCAACACCAGCAGCATTGATACCGTATACCATCTTATCATGACCACCCTGATGAGACTGGAAGTATATCCTATCTCCAGTAGCAATTCCAGCAGCAACATTACCATTCAACAGTAGAAGATTTCTGTTATTAATCTTCAATTTATCACCAGCAGTAATACCACTAGCTAATGCTGATCCAACAGTAAGAGTAGTATTGCCTATACCAGTAATGGCATAGAAATTACCACCATCCTGATAATTGGAAAGCATGTTGTTTCCTACAGTAGTGGTAGTAAGACCTGGAAGATCATACTTACCTACTGGAACTGTAGTACCACCTGATGCAACTGTAAATCTTGCTGTAACATAAGCAATACCTGGATCACCTCTAAATTCAAGAGTATTTGCACCATTATTTAATATAGTAACTGGATTATCTGTTCCTTCTCCTCTACCTTCTACTGCTTGCCACCAATCACTTCCATTCTGAGTACCACCATCAATACCTAAAATACTAGAACCAGCACTAGTCTGTCCTAATGATCCTGTTTCGTATACAGTAACCCATTCAGGTTGTGCATCATTATAACTTGTATTCTCACTAAATGTTGGTTCAGTGGTTGTATAGACAGGAAGTTCACTGACCCAGAAACTTGTAGAAGCAATAGCAGCACCACTTAAACCTTCGGTGGATGCTATTGTACATGAAGTAGCACTGGCAATAGTCGCAATTGTAGCGTCACCAAAATAAGTACCATTACTACCTTTAAAACCTATTCTTAATACATCACCTTCTTTTGCATATCCCGTTACACCAAACTGTGTGCCATTTGCACCAGTTATTACCTTGGTGTCATAATCAAGTGATATTGTACCCGCAGCAATGCGAGTCACATAGTCATCGTTTCCCCAGAGTGCCATGTCTATACTACCGTAGAATTTCTTTTGCGTATGAATATTTATAGATCTAATATCTTAGACTACTCCCAATCTCATCGACTTTCTTATCCTTGCAACAAGTGCATCATCTACATCATTATCAGTAGATTTTGCATACTCTTCCATCATCTGTACAGCAAATTCTTTCATCTGCTTCTTAAACACCTTCCTTACTAACATAAGGAGAATAGGTTTTAGTAGTAAAAATAGTAAAGTCATCTTGCACCTACACGGGGTTTGCTATCGGGGACTTCATGCGGATCCATTTCTCCTTTTGGTAAGTAAGCAAGTTCACGCATTGCCCTAACTGAGGGATCACTTGTAACAGAAGTGGG